GCTACAGGCAAATCAATTGAAACAGATATGCGTATGATGAGAGTAGGAGAAATTGAATCCCATAAAATGGTTAAAGATCAATTCTTAAATTATGTTAAAAGACAACAAACAGAAACAGGTTCTTCTGTTCCAAAAACTAATATTGGTTTAGCAATTAAAAATAAATTAACTGATGGTTATTATTCTTTAGATCAATTTGCTAAAGAAGTAACTTTAGCAAGACTTAATGGAATGGCACACGATGTTCCTGAAATAGCAGCTGCTGCAAGAAGTACAGATGAGTTTGTTTACAAACCATTATTTCAACAAATTAAAGATCTTAAAATTAGAGAATTACCTATTATATCTGAACTTAAATTTTGGGAAGCTCAACTTAAACAAATGAGAGAAAAAGGTTTAGGTTCTAAAACTTACAAATCTAAAATAGACGGAACTACTACAACTTATAATATTTCTAGAATAGAAAAAACAATAGATGAATTAACTGATAGATTAAAAAGTATTCAATCAGGTAGTGGTGTTAAAAACTATATTAACTTAGTTTATGTTAAAAATGCTATAGATAAAAATAAAGAATTATTTAAAAAAATAATTAGAGATGATTTAACTAGAAAAGGCAAAATAATTAATGAAGCTAAACTTAATGAATTAGTACATGATTTATCAAATCATTTTCCATTCACTCCTCCAAGAAAAGGTGATTATGATTTAAATCAAAGATATGTATTTAAAGATCCAAGATACGCAAGAGCTATTAGATCTAGAGAATTAAATTTAGATGAAATAGCTCAAAAAGAATTAATCAAAGCAAATATGATTGTTTCAGATATTTTTGCTTTACAAAAAATTTATGCAAGACAAGTAATACCAGATATTTTACTTACAAAAAAATATGGTGATCCTAATGGATTAGGGTTTAGATTTATTGAAGATGGTGAAATGTCAGGATTTGCACCAGGTCTTATGTCGGTATCTAATGATTTTAATCTTAAGATGGCTATGGGTAATAAAGGAAATAGAACTAAACTTCTTAAAGAAAGAGATCAAACTTTAGGAGATTTAGAAGCAGCTATAGAATTAATTAAAGGAACATATGGTTTACCTGCTAATCCTCATGCATGGACTTCGGTAGCTATGAGAACAGCAAAACATTACAACGCATTAACAATGCTTACAGGATTTTTTGCAGCTGTACCTGATATAGCTCGTATTACTATGACTTCTGGAATTAAAAGAGGTTTTAAAACTCAATTTGAAATGTTTTCAGATTTTTTAGATGGAGCAACTTTATTTAAAACAGGAAAAAAAGAAGCTCAATCTTTTGGCGAAGCAGTTGACATGATTACAGGTCAAAGAGCTATGTTATTTGCTGATGTAGGAGATATGTTTGGTTTAGCAAATAAACTTGAAGGTGCAATGGGTAAAGTATCTGCAATGAATTTTATGTATGTAAACCTCATGTCAAGATGGACAGAAATGGCTAAGTCTATGGCTTCAGTTACTATTGGTTCTAGAATTTTAGAAGACTCTATTAAATGGGGTAAAGGTAATTTAGGTGATAAATGGAAAACAGCATTATCATCTTCAGGTATTAATAAAGATATGGCTAGAAGAATAGCTGTTCAATTTGAAAAACATGGAACTAAAACTAAACATAATTACATGGCTAATACAATTAAATGGCAAGATGATGCTGCAAGAGATGCTTTTGGTGCAGCTCTTAATAAAGATATTAATATTACAATTGTTACTCCAGGTTTAGGAGATACTCCTAAATGGATGAGTACAGAACTAGGTTCTACATTTGCTCAATTCAAAAAGTTTGCAATGTCTTCAACTCAAAGAATGTTGATGAGGGGTATGCAAGAACGTGATTTAGATTTCTTATTTGGTGCAATGATGCTTATGGGTTCTGGTATGTTAATTGATAGTGTTTATCATAAAGTTAGATTTAATAGAGATTATGATAAATTATCATTAACACAAAAACTTTTAAATGCTTTTGACAGATCAGGATTAGCAGGAATTTATACTGACGTTAATAAAGCAATAGAAACTTTAACTGATAATAGATTTGGTATTTCTCCAATGTTAGGAGAAAAAAAACCATATGGATCATCTGGTAGATGGAAAGCAGGAACATTATTTGGCCCAACTGGAGGTCAAATATACAATATCTTTGACATCATGTTTGATGTTGGGGGAAACAAATATAATCACCACACAGCTAAAAATGTGCGTAGGTTAATTCCTTTTCAGAATGTATGGTATCTCGATTGGTTGTTTGACGACATACAAAAAGGATTAAGATTTAAATAATGGCTATTACTATATCTGATACAGAACCTAGGGTTCAATATACAGCAACAAGTGCACAGACAAGTTTTTCTGTACCATTTGAATTTTTTACTACTGCTGACATTAAAGTATATAATGGTACAACATTATTATCTTATAATGCTTCACCGTCATCGGCTTCACAATATTCGGTAACTGGAGCAGGAGTTTCTGGTGGTGGATCAATTACTTTAGGGGGAGGGGCTACCCTTAATGATATTATTACAATTTATAGAGATTTAGCAGTAGCAAGATCAACAGACTTTCCAACTTCAGGTGCATTTCAAATTGACTCGTTAAATACAGAATTAGATAAAGTTATTGCTATGATTCAGCAAGTAGAAAGAGATTTAAAATTCTCTCCTAAAGCTGCAGCAACAACTTCAAACACTTACAATCTTACATTACCAAACCTTGTAGCTAATAAAATATTATCAGTTAACTCAGGTGGAACAGCTTTAGAATTTTCACAATCAATAACTGATGTGGCAACTGTTGCTGGAATCGCAAGTGATATAACAGCCTTAACTGCTATAAGTAGTGATATTCAAGCAGTAGAAAATATTAAAGCAGATATATCTTTAGTAGCAGCAGACGCAACTGATATTGGTGCAGTAGCAGCAAAAGCAACTGAAATAGGTAGATTAGGTACAGCAGATGCTGTAGCAGATTTAGCAATACTTGGTACGTCAGCAATTGTAACTGATATGGATTTACTTGCAACTTCTGCAAACGTAACAGCAATGGGGCATCTTGGTACTTCAGGAAATGTTACAGCAATGGGATTACTTGGTACTTCTGCAGTAGTTACTGATATGGATTTATTAGGAACAGCAGATTGTGTAGCTGATATGGCTTTACTTGCAAACGCAGATGTAATAGCTGACATGGCATTACTAGCAACAACTGATGTAATTGCTGACATGAATACACTAGCAACTTCAGACATTGTTTCTGACTTAAATACTTTAGCAACTTCAGATATAGTTTCAGATTTAAACCAACTAGCAACTTCAGATTTTGTATCTGACTTAAATGCTATTGAAGGAATAAAAGCTAACGTAACAACTGTTGCTGATAATATTTCAGGAATTAATGATTTTGCTGCAAGATATAGAGTAGCAAGTTCAGCACCTGCTAGTTCATTAGATGAAGGTGATTTATATTATGACACAAGTGCTAATTCATTAAATTATTATAATGGTAGTTCTTGGGCAGCAATTACTACTAACACAGATATAAAAGTTTCCGTATCAGCAAATGATTCGACACCAAATTTCTTACTTTCAAAATTTACTGCTGGATCTGGGATCTCTCTAGCAGAAACAAACGATGGAAGTAATGAAACTATAACAATAACCAACACTGGAGAAGATCCAACAGCCTTGGCAATAGCTTTAGGTTAATTAATAGGAGAAACAATAAATGGCAAATACGTTTAAGACAATAAATTTTGCAGCAGAACCAGCTAGTGCAGGTACACCTTACGTTATGTACACGGCAGCAGGAAGTACAACTACTGTAGTTCTTGGTCTTATACTTGCTAATATACATACAACTGCTGTAACAACAGAAGTAGAATTAGTTTCTACAACATCAAATAGAGGTGGTGCTAACAATGTGGCTAATGGTACATCAATGTTAGTTAAAAATGTAAGCATCCCAAGTGGATCGTCACTTGAGATTTTATCTGGCTCAAAAGTTATTTTAGAAACTGGAGATAAAATACAAATTGATTGTTCTGTAGCTGATAAACTTTCAGGTACATTATCAGTAATGGAAATAACATAGGATTTATAAATGTATATAGGTAATACACCTGCAGAAAATTATGCTAGTTTTGAAACAGAAACTTTTACAGTTTCAGCTACAGCTAGTTATACTTTATCTCATGCAGTAACTAATGAAAATGATATTAGATTAGTTATTAATGGTGTAGTACAACAACCTGGATCTGGTAAAGCATATACAGCTTCTGGTACAACTTTGACATTATCAAGTGCAACAGTATCTGGTGATGTAATGTATGCAGTTTATCTTGGCAGAGCTTTACAAACTGTTAATCCTCCTGCTGGTTCAGTAGGTGCATCACAAATAAGTGATAGTTC